CTCAGGCTCAACAGCTACCGCGACGACTACACGGCAGGCGAGGGAGGCTGGAAGCACCAGTGGATACCTCCTGTCGGATCTCCGTGCGTGCCTGTCTGTTCGGCCTTCGGTGGAATGGCGATCTACAGAACGCAGGCGTACCTGGCTGGCATTTACAGCGGCGAGGACTGCGAGCACGTGCCTTTTCACCGGACAATGGCCGAGGAGACTGGCGGGAGGATGTACCTCAATCCTGCGATGCGTACGGTCATGTCTTGGATGGAGCCTGATGATGGCGGGAAACACAGCGACGATCTGCATGCAGACGTTCCGTGACGATTGGTGCAAGCACTTGCCAATTGCCACGCTCTGCGAGCGGTACACGATCACCAAGGACCAGGTGGTCCGACTGCGTACCGTCTGGACGCTGCCACTCAGGAACGACAGGCGACTGCGAGCCAAGCCGCCAAGGTATTCAGATCCGACTCCGGGCGAGATCGCCGAGCGTTGTGCGGCGGTGCAGAAAACTTGGGACGCCGACACTGAGGAACGACGGCGTGTAGGCAAAACGCAGCATTTCTTCTTACCAGTGGTGGAGGTTCCTCCTGGGCTGGGCATCTACGAAGAAGGCGATCACTGCTAGGACGCATCCTGTGCGTGGACAATCAGAGCTCACGGAGATCGTGTATGCCTGTTTCCGACGCACCACTCGCCGCAGCCTCTGCGTTCAGCGACATCGGGCAGCAGGTGTCTGCATTCCTTGCCGTGGCGAAAGTCAAGGCGGCCGGCGGCATCACGTGGCAGGAGTTTGGCTCGCTCATGGTGGCACTGATGCGACTCGGAGTCAGCACGCTCGACAGCGTCAACACGCTCACAGGCCCGCAGAAGAAGGTGCTGGTGCTTGAGGCTGTGGCCGTGCTGTTCGACCTGCTCGCCGGACGATGCGTTCCGGTCGTCACCTATCCAGCATTCGTGGCCGTCCGGCCAGCACTGCGTGCGCTGATCCTTGCGATTGCGTCTGGTGCTATCGAATCTCTCCTCCCGCTCGTGAGGTCAACCACGTGATCACAGCCCTCCTCGTGGCGTTTGCCGTCTACGCTCTCGCCGGCCAGCAGATCACCGAAAGCATCAAGGCGTGGTACTCCACAGCCAAGATGCCCACGATCGACGGCAAGCACGTCGCTGTTCTTGCCCTGGTCGTGGCCGCTGTCATCTCGTTCATGCCAAGAAGCTCGAGCACGCCAAAGCCTGAGCCGGCTCCTGTGCCGCCGGATGCCTTCAGCCTGCGCGGCAAGTTCATCGGCCCGACTGCCGCCGAGGACGCAGCGACGATGTCCGCACTGTGCGGTGAGCTCGCCGACTGCATTGAGTGGGACGGCTCGCATGATCAGCGGCTGAAGACTGGCGTGGCGTTTGACGACCTGCGGATCGCCGCCCGCGAGATGCGGTGCAAAGGCGAGAGCATTGGTGCTCGCCAGCCACAGGTAAGGGATGCCGTTCACAAGTTCCTAGACGACGCTGTCGGCTCGTCTGGCGGTCCTGTGACGCCCGAGAGCCGGGCGGCTTGGGTCTCAGCACTCCGTGACCTGTCAAGGGCCGCCGCCGATGTCACGAAGTAATCGCTGGTCTGTCGGTGCCGTCACGTTTGTGATCGCTATGGCGATCCTCGGCGTCTTCGTGGAGCGTGCCACTCGCCGCACGGTTGATGCGATTGACGCACGGTTCGGCTATACGCCAGACCCGGCAGGGACAAAGGCATTCCTGGCCACTCTCGGAGACGAACAGTTCTTCAGCCAGGCGGGTGCCGAGGCGATGCACGAAGCCAAAGGCGTGGACACGTTTCTCTACCGGCAACTGAACGCCGCACATCAGGCTCGGTATGGCAAGCCGTTTGTGGTCGGTCGACAGCAGATCGGCGACTGCGTCAGTTGGGGAGCCATGCACGCAGTAGCGGTCTCTGAGGCGGTTTCGTGGTCACTCGGCAAACTACCCGAGCCGCCTCTGATGCCCGCTTCCGAAGCGTTGTACGGAGGTGCTCGAGTAGAGGCCATGAAAAAGCCTGGCGACGGTGCTCAAGCGTACGGCGGGTGGAGCGATGGGGCCACCGGATTTGGAGCGGCCAAGTTCCTGCGAGAGTTCGGCGTCGTTTATCGCCAGAAGTATCCGACCGCAGATCTGACCGAGTATTCCGGTGAGCGTGCAAAGCAGTGGGGAGCCTACGGCTGCGGCGGCCAGGGCGACGCAGGCCGAATGGATGCCGAGGCGAAGAAGCATCCGCTAAAGCACGTCGTCGCCGTCCGCACTTGGGAGGAACTTGCGGCTGCCATTGAGTCAGGCTATCCGTGCACGCTGGCGTCTTCCCAGGGCTTTCAATCTGTCCGCAACAAGGACGGCATCTCTGAGGCGTCTGGCACGTGGATGCATCAACAAGTCGCTATCGCGATTCGCCACAGGAAGAACGGCTCGCCGGACGATCTGGTGCTGATCTTGAACTCGTGGGGGCCAAACTGGATTGGCGGCCCGAAGGTTCCAGCAGACATGCCTGACGGCTCGTACTGGGCTCGTCGCTCAGTTGTTGAGCAGCGAATGCTTGATGACGCTTGGGCTATCGGCGACACGGACGGGTTCAAGTACCGCGACATTCACCACGGCAACTGGCTCACGCCATCACCCAACTAGGAGACACGCATGGGTCTGCTTCTCTGGCTCGTATTTGGTGCCGTCGTCGGCGGCGCCGCGAAATGGATTCTGCCTGGCAAGTGTCCTGAAGGCTGGGTGCCGACAATCGGCCTCGGAATCATCGGTTCGCTTGCCGGCGGCCTGCCGTTCGGCGACGCTCCTGCCGGGCTGATCGGTAGCGTGATCGGTGCCTGCGTTGTCATGTTCCTCTACTCGCTATGGAGCGACGACCGATGACCAAGAAGGAAATTCAATCTGCCGTCGTCGTCGGCCTGGTGGCCGTGCTGATCACCTGGTGGGCGGCGACATCCGACTACTCGCCGGTGAAGCCCGAGCCACAGCGGCCCGTGCTGCGGCTCATCCAGAGGCTTGCCCGCCTCGGGCTGTGGGCAATGATGTTCGCGGAGCCGCCGCCGTCAGATCAGGCTTACGTCGTCCATGCTCGCGTGGACGCTGATGGCCACAGGATCGTCAACCACGGGCAAGGATGGTGACGCATGTGGCAATACATCCTCTCCGTTCTCGCCGCTCTGTCAGCAGATCCGGCACAGATCGACCGTGAGGCCCCTAAAGCCTCTGCGGCTGTCTCGGCTGCGTATGCCGCAACGGCACCTGAGAAGGCTCCAGAGCCCACGCCAGAGCCCCCCAAGCCAAAGCCTGCCGTGTGCAAGGACTGCGGCGGCAAGGGCTATATCGTCCACGGTGATGGCCACAGAACGACATGCCCAACATGCGGCGTGAAAAGTGGATCTTGAAAAGCTCATCGAATCGGTGCAACTTCTGCTCAAAGCCGCCTCACGCAGGAGGCCTGTTGCACCTGCGCGAGTCGTTGCTGAGTTGACAATGCTGGCTGCAAGGCATGTGCCTATGGCATCTTTGAGGTGTGCAGGATCAGACGAGGAAGCACTGAGGACGGCAATAGAGCACTGGGAGCAGGTGGTCTACAGCCGTTACGCCTTTCGCAAGGCCAGGCGGTTCAGCACGGCATCTGCGAGGAACTCAACGGCACACGCAATCCGACTGATCGTGATGATTGTCTGGTCCTTGGTTCACAAGAAAAAGCTGGACATTGAGAAGCTGCACCAATCCTGCGGCTGGGAGTGAACATGGCGACATACACGCAGCTTCCAGGCACGATGCACCTTTCCTTCAAGCGGGCCAACGACTTTGCTGCCGTTGTAGACTTCGACGGCATGACGCTAACTGGCTACACCGTATCGGCAGTGATGGTGAGCCTGGTGAGCGGAACTACCGTGCAGGCTATGACCGCGAGTGTCACAGATGCGGCTCTAGGCAAGTGCAATGTGTCTCTCACAGACACCCAGACAGCCGCCCTAGCCGCCGGAACCTACGGCTGGCAGCTTGACTGGGTAGCACCTGGCAGCGTGCAAAGGACGGCTCTTGGCGGAACAGTGGAGGTAGCCCCGTGAGTATTTCGGCAAGCGTCACAGCGCAGCCAATCACTGCATCTGTCTCTGGTGGTGCAATCTCTGCCAGCGTCAGCAGCACCGTTGTCACGGCTTCTGCGTCTGGCGGTGTTGGGCCGCAGGGCGACAAAGGTGACGCAGCTGGCTTGCTTACTCAGCTGACAGACACGGCGATAAGTAGCGCTGCTGACGGCGACGTGCTGCGGTACTCGAGCAGCAAATGGCGAAACTACCCAGAGACGAACATCACTTTTGACGCAGGAAACTTCTGATGGCAAATACACTGCGAATCAAGCGACGGGCAACAGGCGGCGCTTCTGGCGCTCCAACGTCGCTTGCACAATCGGAGCTCGCTTGGTCGGAGCCGGATTCCATTCTTTACATCGGCAACGGGTCTGGCGGATCGGCTACCGTGATCGCAATCGGCGGGCCTGGTGCGTACGCAACCAAAGCATCCCCGACGTTCACAGGAACGCCAGCGGCACCAACGGCGGCATCTGGCACCAACACGACGCAGATCGCCACGACAGCTTTCGTGTCCGCTGCTGTGGCTGCCGTCGATGTTTCTAGCCAGCTTGCGAACTATGCCCTCAAGGCTTCCCCGACGTTCACGGGAACGCCTCTGGCACCAACTGCCACAGCAGGCACCAACAGCACGCAGATTGCCACGACTGCTTTCGTAGCGTCTGCTGTGTCTTCTCTGGTGGCTTCAGCCCCTGCCGCGCTCGACACGCTCAACGAGCTTGCCGCGGCCCTCGGCAACGATGCTTCTTTCAGCACTACAGTCACGACGAGCATTGCCGCCAAACTTGCCAAGGCAAGTAACCTCAGCGATCTGACAGACGCAGCCACTGCACGGTCTAACCTCGGTCTTTCGAGCATGGCCACGCAGTCTTCAAGCAATGTCAGCATTACTGGCGGCAGCATCGACAACATCACGATTGACTCTGGCACGTTCTGATGGCTAACACCGTACGCATACCGTACAGCAACACCAGCGGCAACGTGCCTAGCGCGCTTGGCAATGGCGTTCTCGGCATCAACCAGGCCAGCGGATCGCTGTACTACCGAAACTCTTCTGGCGTTGTGACGCTGTTCAACCCTGCGGCAAGTCTGGCAGACGGCAGCGTCACAACGGCAAAGCTTGCAGACCCGCTTGTTTATGACTGCGGCATATACTCTTCTGTCGCACCAAGCGCCCCGACCGCCCTCACAGGATCGGCTGGCAATGCGCAGGTCAGTCTGTCTTGGTCTGCCCCCGCGTTGACAGGTGGCGCCAGCATCACTGACTACACAATCCAGTACAGCAGCAACGGCGGGTCTTCGTACACCACCTTCTCACGCTCTGCCAGCACCGCTACCAGCGCGACGGTCACAGGTCTGACCAACAGCACGGCGTATCTCTTCCGGGTCGCCGCAGTCAACTCCGCAGGCACAGGTTCGTATGTGGTGAGCGCAAGTGTCACGCCCGTCGGCGCAGGACCACTGCTGTCCATCACAAGAATTTCCGGCGGATCAGACGCCAGTTCGTTCACGGTCAGTGGCAACGCGTTTACACGCACAGCTGGCTACTACGATGACGACGTTAACGGACTGCGGGCATACAAATGGACGGCGAACGCCAGCGCAACCGTCACTGTGGTCTTTAGTTTTACGGATGAGTATGACGGCAGCGGAGCGGCGTACATCAAAAAGGGTGCCAGCACAGCCCACACCGTCTACACCGGAACTGGCATCACAAGAACCGTGTCGGTTGTAGCGGGTGACGAAATCACCATCACAAGCCAGAAAGTGGATGGCAACCAGTGGTTCCTTAACGTGAGTATCTCCGCAGCGTGAAAACAGTCCAACACAAACGCGGCACGGCGGCACAGCTGGCGGGAAACAACCCCACGCCAGCTGCTGGGGAGATTGTTGTCGAAACGGACACGGGCCGCAGCAAGATTGGCGACGGCACCACTGCTTGGAATCAACTGCCATACTCTCAATCGCCAGCCACAAACCTCTACCTTTGGGCCAACTTCCGATAGGGAAACATCATGGCATCTAATCCAGTCTTTGCCGTCACGCCTCGCATTGGCGCGGTATCTGTTGCAACTGCAGACAGCAGCTACACGGCACCAACAAACGTTGGCAACGTGATTACTGGCGCGAGCACTGGCACTCGCATTGCCGAAATCGTCGTGAAGTGTGCGGCCACATCGGCGGCGGCTATCGTCAGGATCTTCCTGTATGACGGCACAACGTACTGGCTCTTTGATGAAGTGACGGTGGCAGCTGCGACTGGCTCTAGCACCGTGCAGCAGACTCGCGTGTCAACGACCTACAACAACCTGATTCTGCCGTCTGCATCTTGGTCTGTCCGCGTGACTACCAGCGTGTCGCAGGCAACTCACGTTACCGCTTTTGGGGCAGACCTTTGAACCCAGGCATCTATGGTCTAAGCGGCACCAGCGTAACGCCCGTGCAGGGTCCGTTTAGTGGCACTGCGGACGCACGAAAGATGCTTTCTGTCTGGGCGATGTTGCTCGGTGGTGGCGGTGGTGGATCTGCCGCCTTGGCCGCAAGGTCGGGGCCTGGAGGTGGTGGTGGTGGCGTGCTGGAAAACGCCTCGCTTGGCGTTTTGCTTCAGACTTCATACGCGGTTTCTATCGGTGCCGGTGGTGCTGCCGCAGCCGTCGGAAACTCAACTCAGTTTGGACCGATGGCTGCGGTGGGTGGCGGGCAAGCATTTAACACTGGCGGAGCAACACCGCTTTCTGGAGCAACAGGAGGCGGCAGTTACTCGGCGTCCAGATGGCAGACGATAGTGCCTTCTCAGGGCTTCAGTGGCGGCGTAGCTTTGTCTCCGTTTAACGCGACTGGTGGCGGTGGCGGTGCTGGCTCGCAAGGGTCGGACGCTACCTCTAGTGCAAGCGGGAGAGGTGGAGACGGCAAGGCTTCGTATATCTCTGGCGTATTTACTCAATACGGTGCCGGTGGAGGTGCTGGCTCGTATGTTGGTACGTCCACTGCTGGCAGCGGTGGGTCATCTGGCGGAGGCTCGGGGTCATCGGCTGTTGCGTCAGCCGGTTCCGCTGGCACTAGCAACACGGGTGGCGGCGGCGGCGGTGGTGCCACAAACGGAACGTCATTTAGTTCTGGTGCCGCTGGTGGCAGTGGTGTTGTCATCCTGCGATGGAATGCCTCGCAGGCTGTTGCAACGCTCTCTGCTGGCCTGACTGGAAGGCTCACAACGGTTGGCACTGACTCTGTGCTTACGATCACGGCTGGCACTGGCACGGTCACTTGGAGCTAGGCATGGCGCATTACGCATTCGTTGACGACCAGAACGTGGTGACAGAGGTAATCGTTGGCAACGACGAGACTACTGGCGATTGGCAAACGCACTATGCAGCCATACGAGGCCAGAGGTGCTTGAGGACAAGCTACAACGCCAAGATACGCGGCAACTACGCTGGCATCGGCTACACCTACAGTGACGATCTAGACGCATTCCTGCCGCCTTGCCCTGGTGATGGATGGACGCTGGACACTGCCACATGCAAATGGGTAGAGGCAACCTAATGCCACAGCGGATGCCAGCCTATGTGCCACCTCGAGTGCGTGAGTATCGCACAAAGCGTGACGACACGGCACGGCCCAACGCACACCAGCGAGGCTACTGCTCGAAAGCGTGGAGCAAGATCAGGCAGGCCGTGCTGATACGCGATGCTTGGCAATGTCAGGACTGCGGGCGAGTCTGTGCAGACAAGCGTGAGGCTCACGTTGACCACATCACACCAAAGGCACAAGGCGGGCTTGATACCCTAGAGAACTGCCGCACGCTGTGCATCAGATGCCACGGTAGGAAGACGGTGATGGAGCAGCGGCGGCACGCTTGACGGACATTGCAGGCTGATTGTCACACGGAGGTGTGACATGGCCTGTAAGAAGTGTGGAAGCGATTGGGTAACTGCAAAAGGCAAGGACTGCAAGAGCTGTCCTCATTGCTGCAAGGTGCAGCGATGTGTTGCGAGAAAGGCAGGCAGGTGGATTGAGTTTACTGAGCATGCAGATTGCAAAGTATGCGGAACGCAGTTTGTGAACACTGGTGCGGATGTTGGGAAAAACAAGTGCTGCTCTGTGGAGTGCAGAGATGCCTCAAGGAAGGCATGGC